AATACGGTAAGAAATTACCACAAGATAAAGATGTAAAAACTAAAAAAGGTACACAACCTAAAAAGTATTACAAATATATGAAGAAAAGTGAAAAAGAAAAAAGAGCAAAACACTTTTCAAAACAAAAATATAAGAAGTCAGATAACGATAAAGATTACAAAGCTGCACCAGGAGATAAAGACGCAAAGACAACTACTAGTGTACATACGAAGAAATATCAACAGATGTATGGTAAGGAATCTTATGAAATAGGTAAAGATTATGCAGACCATACTAAAATTGTAACCCCAGGACAGCGTGCAGAAACAAGTCCAGAGACAATAAACCAAGAAGATATACAGAAATGGGCTTCTTCAAGTGAGACTATTGATAAATATAAGAAGAGATACGGAGAAGAGTATCAAGTAGAATTGAATGACGCTGTGAAAAAAATGGAGGAGAGATTGAAAGTACAATCTTTTAAAGAATATGTTAAGATTTAGTGATTATGCAGATAAGATAACGGTCTCGTTAAACTATCATATTGAGAATAGCATACCTCTAGCTGAGAACATATATAGAGTACATAGCGAAGAGTTTTATGCCTTGTTTAGAGAAGCAAGACATATGTTTAATGAAGGTCTATTACAATGCGAAAGTGAATGGGATAGAACTTTATTAGAAACAGACATTGGAGAATTTGCTGAATATGAAGGTATGAAAGTACCTTTAGATTGTCCGATACAAGAAGAAGACGAAAAGAATCCGCCTTTAAATAAACCAAAAAAAGGTGGACCTAAAAAGTTTTATGTTTTTGTAAAAGACGGAGATAAGATTAAGAAGGTTACTTGGGGAGACACTACTGGTTTAAGAGTTAAGTTAAACGACAAACAAGCCAGAAAATCTTTTGCTGCTCGTCATAAGTGCGACCAACAAAAAGATAAAACAAGTGCTGCCTATTGGGCTTGCAACTTACCTCGTTATGCGAAGTCATTAGGACTATCGGGTGGGGGTAACTTTTACTGGTAGGAGTTGACAATGGAATTTTATGATGAAAGACCGGACGAAACAAAAACGGACGATTTCTTTCAACGAAGTTTCGGACAAGACGCCAACGAAGAGAATTTAGTTTGGCACCGAGATAGACGAAATAGAACGATAAGAATTATTGCTGGAGTTAATTGGAAATTACAAATGGATAATAAACTCCCAGTCATTATGAAAGTAGGAGATGTTTTTGAAATACCAAAGGAAACATTTCATAGAGTACATAAAGGTGAAGGTAGACTAATAATAGAAATAAAGGAATTTTAGGAGAGAAATATAAGATGACAAGATATACACAAACAATGAGAGAAGCACTAGAAGAGGTGTGGGCAAACGATATTCAGATTGACGAAGGCAAGATGAAGACAATTGCTACTCTTTTTGACCAAGGTAAATCAGCTGAAGCAATTGCAAAACAAATGAAGTTGCCTGTTGCAACCGTTAAAACTATTCTAGGTGAAGAAGACATCAAGGAAGAACAACTGGTTGAATTTACAGACCAACAAATCAAAAAGTTAAAAGCAGAATATGCTGACCTTGCAGGTAAGAGAATATCTATCGCAAGAGCAAATCAGTTAAGAAACATCTTTGACAAAATTGCAGACGCACAACTTCCTAAACTCTTCAAAGCAGACATTCCTTTTATTTCAGCAATGGCAGTTAGTCGTATGATATCCAAAGGTATCAAAGTACCACAAGGTGTAAAACTTTCAGCATTTGAAAACAAGTCTTGGGACCAAGTTATTTTAGAATATACTGAATATGTAGAGTATATGGCAAAGAACGGTGGCGAGGCAAGTAAGATTGCAAATATGTTTAAAGGTAAAACAGGTGGTGGAGAAATTCACAAATCTGGTTCAGAAGTTAGAATTGATAGTGCAAAAGATGTAGAAGCAATCCATAAAAAAGTAATGGATAACTTCCCAGACACTAGAATACTAACTAAAGAAGAAGACGAATTACACGAAGGCACAGGAACTATTAAAGGTTTCACAAATGAAAAAGAGAAATCAAATATGGTTTCACTTGCAAAACAACACGGTCTAAAAGTATCAGATGTACCTGGTGGTATTGAACTAAAAGGTAATATGAGAAAGATACTAGATATGCAATTAGCAACTAGGTCTCACTTAAAGACTGAAAGTATTGAAGAAGCAGTACTTGCTGGAAGAGATTACAAATATTCTGGTAAAGGTCCTGTTGAAATCAGTAAAGCAAATTTCAAAAAAATTAATAAAGATTATAAGAAGACTACACCAGGACAAGAAATGATGGTAGTACTAGACCCGAAAACACACGGTACGGTATTAGCACCAGTTAAGTTTACAGAAGAAACAGAAAATGGTGAAGTTGAATCTGGTAAGATTAAGTTTAAAGACTTGAAGAAAGAGAAGAAAGATGAACCTAAAGTTGATGTAGACGCTCTTAAAGACCAGATAACTTTGTTAAAAACAAAATTAGAAAACGAAAAGAATAAAGCAATCAAACCAGAACCAAATCCTGATACAGGAGAAGTTCCATTACAAGTTGGATTAGCACAAAAGATATTAAGAGACAAACAAAAGAAAGAAGTAAAAGAAGAAGTTATTTCAGAAGGCTTTACTTCACAACAAATCAAAATGGCATACGGTATTGCAAACGATAAGAGATACAAAGGTGGCAATATGACAGGTGCTATTAAAGCAATTGAGAAACTTGCAAAAGGATTATCAGACCATCCAGATGTTCAAAAAGTACTACAAAGAACTAACGAAGGTTTTGCTTCAGACGCTCAAAGAAAGGCTGCTTTCGCAAATGGTTATAAAGAACCTAAGAACAAAAACGAAGAAGACGCTTACGATAAAGATGATGAGAAACCTAAGAAGAAATTTAAAGAAGCTTATGGTAAAAAGTTTGAGACTGATACGAAGCTTCAGAAGAAAGTAAAAACTGAAAACAAAAATCATCCTGCAAAAGAAATGTATGAAGCGATTGAAGGATTAAAAAATAAAGCAGAGAAATCTGGAATGCCATATGGTATTCTAAAGAAAGTATTTGATAGAGGAATGGCTGCCTGGAAAGGTGGACATAGACCTGGGGCTAGTCAACACCAATGGGCGTTTGCTAGAGTAAATTCATTTATAACTAAATCAAGTGGAACTTGGGGTGGGGCAGACAAAGACCTTGCCGCTAAAGTAAAAGGAAGCTAATATGTCATATTTAAAAAGTAAACCTGGTTCAGTTGAAGAAGCGATAACAGCTGCAGTAATGCAAGAGAAGTTATCTCCGAAACAACAGAAATTAGATAAGAACAATAACGGTAAGATTGATGGTTCTGACCTTGCAAAATTAAGAGCAAAGAAAGAAGATAACCACAATAAAGATATGTCCGGAGATACGGTTCTACCTAAATCACAAGAACCTAAAGACCCTATGAACATCAAGTCAAAAGAACCTGAAAAGAAAACTACTCTAAATGCGAGTAAATCAGACTCAATTGATGTTAATCCAAAGATAGATTATACAACATAATTACATCTTTTTGCTCATTTTGTGCTTGACAAAGCTATAGGAATGTGTTAATATAAAGCATAATGAAAAAAGGATATAAAACACTATGAAATTCAAAGAACTCCGAAGTGATGTTGTACATCAAGTCAAAAAACTATCATTAAAAAACGAAGCATTTAGACAAGACAATAAGAAGTTGCCTCGTATCTATTGTGATATGGACGGAGTCCTATGTAATTTTGAACAGGCTGCACAAAAGGCAGTTAAAATGCCTCTATCACAATGGGCATTAGAACCTAGAAAGAAATTTAAAACAATAAGAGATAAGTGGCAACCAATAATGCAGACTAAAAATTTCTGGTCTACATTACCTTGGAATCCAGGTGGTCAAAGACTTTGGTCTTTCATATCAAAGTATGACCCACATATCTTATCTGCTTATGTAGAACAGACTTCGGATCCTAGTTGTATTCCTGGCAAATCAAAATGGGCTAGAACAAAATTAGGTATGTCCGGTAGTAAAGTGAATTTAGTAAAACGAAGAGAAAAACAGAATTTTGCTAAAGTTGGTGGTATGCCAACAATTCTAATTGACGACTATATTAAAAACATCAATCAGTTTAGAGCAAGAGGTGGTATAGGTATTCATCATACTAGTACTGCTAAAACGATTTCTGAATTGAAGAAACTTGGTTTTAAATAGTCAATCTTATAAATATAAACGATTAATCATTAAGTTAACTTAAATTAATAAGGAGAGATACTATGAGTTTATGGGGATCAAGCTCCAGTGATGAAAGTAAACCTAAAAATCTTACTACAACTGAAAAAGCAGAAGTTTTTGCTAATGAAAAAGGTTGGGTTGTAAGAGCAGGGTCTGCTAGAACTGGAAACGGAAATACTTCCGCTACTCCTGAAGTACTAGTCGCAATTGGTGGATTAGCAACAGCATTAGCTGCCGCTACAATTTCATCAACTGAATGGGATATATCAGAATTTGATGTATCTGCTGGTGGTACTTTATCGGTAACGGTAAACTATAACGAACAAATAACGGTTGCAGGTTCGCCTACAATCGCAGTAACCAACTCACAAGCAGGTGGTGGTTCAGCTGCGTCATTAACATTGACGAAATCAGCTGCAACTGCTAACACGGTAACATTTACATTAGTTGTAGGTGCAGGTGGTTCAACTATTAGTGCAGATGATGTACTATCTATTGCGGCTCAGAATGTCGCTTTAGCAGGTGGAACTATTACTGATACGGTTGCTTCAAGTGCTGCTGCTGTCGCTATATCTGCTGGTGCAGGTTCTGGCGCAGGAACAATTACTGCTGTTGCGTAATAGATAATAAGAACAATAAAATTAAGAATATTAGGGGATCCTTTGTGGTCCCCTTTTTTATTTGTATAAATAGTATTAATGGTGCGTATATGATGTACGCAGTAGTTTACCACAATTAGTGGAATTATAGGAGAACAGAAATGGCAGACAAGAAAATTACAGCCCTAGATAACCTAGGCACATCATTGGCAGTAGAGGATTTATTCCATATTGTTGATGACCCCTCAAATACACCAATTAATAAAAAGGTAACAGCGAAAGATGTCTTTAATAACATCCCAACTTTTATCGGATTGACATCAACTAGTGAAGCATTAACTTCTACTAGTACAGCGATTGACACAACATCAGCAATTTCAGAAGTAGACCAATCTGGCGGTGCAACAGCACTTTCAATGGCAGATGGTGCTAACGGAATGATTAAAACAATTATTGCAGTAGGTACTGGTGGTAACGCCATCACTATTACACCAACTAATTTAAGAGGATATTCAACTATCTCTTTAAGTGGTGAAGGTGAAACGGTAACTTGTTTATTTAAAAATTCTAAATGGAATGTAATTGCACATAATGGTGCTACACTCGCATAATATTAATTAATTTGAGGAGAAATAATTATGGCTATATCACTTGGCGTAGTTGAGAAAGAATATAATCAACTATTTAAAGAAAGAGAAACACTAACTGAAAGTGTTAACAAACTAGAGAATGAACTAGCAAGTACAAAGTCTCGTTTAAATGCTTTGCACGGTGCAGTACAAGTACTAGAAAAGTTAATGCGAAAAGCAGATAGCGATTTGACATTAAGAGAAGCAGAAAAAGAATTAAAACCCGTTGTAGAGGAACAACCAAATGGATAAAATAACAGAAAAGTCAAAAACTTTGCAAGAAATTTTAACGGTTAATCCAAACGAGGTTAATACTGAAAATGACCTTAATGAATTTGAAGAAGATTTAGTACCTGGTACTAAAAAAGATAATAAAAAAGAAAAAGAGGAATAAATGAAAACTTTTAAAGAACACTTAAAAGAAGACAAGACGGTCGGAACAGCTACATCAAACGCAGTAGAAGATAGTAATATCGGTACAGCGAATTTGAAAGACCCTAATGTACTTAAAAGAGTTAACGCATTTGTTGGTTCGGTTGCAGATATGGAATATATCAAACCTCAACAAGCAGTTGATTCATTAAGAGAAAAATTAATGAGAATTGGTTTAGATATTTCACCTATGAAATTAGAAGGTGACGCTGGAACGGTATCTGGTGAAGTAAAACAATTCGGTGGTACATACGGTAAAACAACTGAAACGAAACCTGAAGATGTAGTAGTAGATAATGGTCCTGGTATTGATAACTTAAAATTAGAAGTTAAGTACGAAACATTGTCTAACGGTTCATCAAAGGTTTACGCTAAATTAAAATAGGCGTAAATTAATGTTCAAACAGATAACCGACAAGAACTGGTTATTGTATGCACAAAAGCATTATGATAATCCGACATTTGAAACTGAAAAAGAATTTTGGGATGATATAAAGAGATTTAAATATCTCAAAAGATTGTTTCGGAAATATGAAACTACGAGCCTATTAAAAATTAGGTTGGTAACAAATCATATTATCGTACTACAAAATGTTTTCGGTACGGATGCCTGTATTACTTTATTGTTATATAAAAATGACACGAAGTATTGGCCTATCTTAAAGTCTGTTTTTAAATACCTAAACTATTTGTATCCGTCGGAACTAGACGAACTGACAGAAGACGAATATGTTAGACGGGAGTTAGAGAAACTATAATGGCAAGCAGAGCAGTAGATTTATTAATAGCATATAGAGTAATTAAATTATTGGTTACTCCGTTTAAGAACCAAGAAGCGTTTAAAACAGGTATTATAGACGCAGATGGTAAAGTACTTAAACCATATAGACTATTAAAAACAGGTGCAGAAAAATCATCTTACACAATGCTACATAGATTTGTATTCAACTTAAAAAGAATACTAGGTAAAGTAGGATTAGGTAGTAAGATAGGTTCGTTTGCTGTTGCATTAGGTTTATTACTAAAAGAAGATAAAGAGTTTGCTTTAGACCAAGGTAAGAACATAGAGAGTACACTTGTTAAGATATTAAAAGAGAAGAACGAATTAGTTTATCCTATGTCTCTTAATGAAGAGTACTTTACAGATTCAACTTTAAAAGTTGGAAGTTATCAATTAAAAGAAGAACTATTTACTGGCGAAGAATTTTTACCTAAAGGTACAGATGTCTTTACTTTAGAAGAACTTACACCTGATTCCACGGTGTTAGGTTTAGATATATATAAGATGAAGTACGGTAAAGATATGCAAGAAATATATGTTCCTGGAGACTATTTAGATGAGCGAAGATAAAAAATTAAAAGAATTTAAAGATGTATGGGAAGCTTGTTGGACAGGTTACAAACAAGTCGGCACTAAAAAGAAAGGTGACCGAGTTGTACCTAATTGTGTTCCAGAAGAAGCACCTGCTAATGCAGTTGCACACGGTGGAGTATCTATGCCACCTGACGCTGTACAAGATAAGAAAAAAAAGAAAGATGTTCTAACTAGACTTGGTACAAAGATTAAAGAGAACAAAGATAACAATAACGCTGTACTGAATAGTGTACTAGACCAATTAGATAGACTAGATGTTATTGTAGACGAATTAACATACGGTAAAAACGAACCAGAGTTTGTCGTAGATGAAGAAAAAAAATCAATTTTAGAAAAAGCAAAATTAACTGATAGTGCATTTGGTAGTATCGGTCAAGGTTCTTATGGTTCACTTAACCCAATACCAAGTTTAGGAGATACTCCTCCAGTTAGTGCAACACGACCTAGCAGGAAGATTGGTTTACAAGCCAACAAGGATCCTAGACACGGAATAAAACAAGATAAGAAAACAAAGAACTTAAAAATAGTTAAACGAGAGGATAACAATGAGTAGTTTTAACGGATTATTAGACGCAATATTTTTACCACCAAGAAACTGGGTATTAAATAAAGCTCTAAGGTTTAAATCAGATGATTTAGATAATACAGAAGTAAAAATGTTGAAAGAATGTAGCGTAGATGTTATTGATAATGGAAAAAATACAGCAACAATTACGGTACCAAAAAATTATATAACAGACCTTGCAAGTGTGCCAAGAATATGTTGGGCATTTATTGCTCCATTTGATGTTGCAAGAGCAGCTGTAATACACGACATTTTATACGAAAAAATTAACGGTGCATTTAAAGAAGGTATCATATCTACAAAGAAACAAAGAGAACTATATAGAAGTATAGCAGATAAGGTATTCAGACAAGGTATGGAAAATTCAGAACCTTCAGTTCCTAAGTGGAAAATTAAATCTGCTTACTATAGTGTGAGAATGTTTGGTCGTTGGGCAATCAACTCAAGCGCTCCACGAGGTGCTAAACCACAGGCGAAGAAATAATATGTGGTTCTTTTTAATAAAATCTGCTATGGGTGCCATAGTAGGACAATCTACTAATGCCTGGTTTAAGAAAACTAAAATGGGTATCTGGTTTTACAAGAAAGTAGATAAGTGTTATAGTTGGGCAGCCAAGAGATACGATTTAGATGTTCTTACTAAAGAAGAGAAACTAATACAAAAGTTTCCTATGTTAGTAAAGAAAATTAATAAACTAGAAGATGAAATAGCAAAAGTGAAAGTAGAACAAGTAAAATTAAGAGGTAAAAAATAATGTTTTTAACAATAGGACTTATAGTTGGTTTTATGTTAGGTTGGTATGTAAACGAAAAGTTTGAAGACCTAGCAGAATTAACTAAAAAAATAAAATTCTGGAGATAATATGATATTCGGTGGTGCAAAAATGATTATGGCAGGTATATTAATTGCAGGACTAGCCGGTGGTGCAGCTTATGTTTATAAGTTGAAAGCAGACAATGAGATATTGAAAGCAAACCAAATCAAGTTAGAAGAATCAATTAATGACCAAAAGGCTGTAATACAACAGCAGAAAGAAGATTTTGGTAAGATACTAGAAGCGAACAAACAAATGAATGTTCTGGTGAGCGCCCTAAAGAAAGACTTAAATGAACTTGATAAAAGGTTCAATAAAAAGAAACGAGACATTGGTAAACTAGCAATAGACAGAACCGGTGCAATTGAAAGAATAATAAACAAAGGTAGTGCAAACGCTACTAGATGTATTGAAATTGCAATGGGTAGTCCATTAACAGAAAAAGAAATTAAAGCAACTTTAAAGAGTGAGATTAATACTGAATGTCCATCAATAGCGAATCCAAATTATGTTGAATATGCAAATTAGAAATATATTTTTAGTTTTAATACTTGCAATCGCAGTTAGTGGTTGTTCTTCTGTTAAGAAGTTAGACATCTTTAAAACAGAAGTAGAAAGAGAAAAACTAAATTTAGATAAACCTACACCACCTGAACTAGAACAGATTAAGTGGATTATTATTACTTCTGAAAATGCACAAGAAGTATTTAAGAAGTTAGAAGAAACAGGTATAGACCCTGTGCTGTTTGGTTTAACAGACGCTGACTATCAACTCATTGCAAAGAACTTTGCTCAAATCAGAAACCATATGATGAAAACAAATGCTTTATTAGATGAGTATAAAAAATATTATGAACCAAAAGACAAAGAAAAAGATAAATAGTAATATGAATTGATGTTTTACCTTATGACTACAGACCCACACTATAGCATAAGGAACGAGAACATTGATAGACCCAATTTCTGCCATAGCAATGGCAACAACAGCATACAAAGCAGTAACCAGAGCAGTCGCAATAGGCCAAGAGGCTGAACATACTTTCAAACAAATGGGAAAGTGGTATACTGCTGTAGCAGATATACGAAAAGCGGCTGAACATAATAAGAACCCACCTATATTTAAGAAACTCTTTTCAGCAGGTAGCGTAGAAGAAGAGTCCTTACAATTACTCATACACGAAAAGAAAATAATGGAACAAGAAAGAGAACTACGGTCTCTTTTAAACTTTCGTTTTGGTCCTAATACTTGGACTGAACTTACAGAAATGAGAAGAAAGATTAGAGCTCAAAGAGAAAAAGAAGTATATAAACAAAAAGAACTACAACGCAGTATATTAGACGGTATCGCAATAGGATTACTTGTACTTCTTGTAGGTGGCTCAATATGGGGTATGATATTACTCGCAATTAGTCAAGGAAAGTTTTAGTCAAAACATTGACACCAGGGTGTGTCAAATAAATCCTACGAAAACAATTGGTTAGGAAGTGTCCTTTGCATAAATAATATTATAGAATATACTCAAGGACACACACAATGGATAGGTTATTTAAACTTATTATAGTATGTTTTGTTATGGTAGGACTCACTACAAGTCCTGTTTGGTCTGATACTACATCATCTGGAGCGACTACTAATACTCTCTCAAATTCTACGGGAAGTAATACCACAATCACAGGTGGATATTCGCAGGAATCAACAACTACTTACGCTAGCGGTTCGTCTAGTAATACCACAAGTACGACTAACGCAACCACAAATAACAACTCAAACATAAGAGACCAACAGAATACTGCCTCAGCGCCCTCTATGAGTGCTATGTCGCAAGATGTTTGCGTTATGGGTATGTCTGGTGGACTACAATATCCTGGTATCGGTTTATCACTTGGTGCTCATATAAGAGACGAAAATTGTGAACGAATTAAATTAAGTAAAGTCTTAAATGACCTAGGTATGAAGGTCGCTGCTGTTTCTATATTGTGTCAGGATCCTAGAGTGTTTGAAGCAATGATACATTCCGGAACACCTTGTCCATATCAAGGTAAGATTGGTGCTGAAGCAAAAGCACAATGGAACAAATATGACAAGTTAAGACCTGATTATGATTTATATGTTGAGAAACTAAAAGTCATAGAGAACAAAGAAAAAGAATTAACAAAGACTAGTGAAAAAGACAAGTCTTTAAATTACCAATTAACTGAACAAACTGCTATCGCTAATGAGATAAGAAAAGAAAATAAGAAGTTAGACGCATACGCAGATAAACTTGAAAAGAAAGTTGAGAAACTTGAAAAGAAAGTAAATAAATCAAAATAAGGACACTATGGAAACATTAATATGGTTAACAATTTATACAGGAGTAATAGTATATGCGTGGTTTAAATGTGATAAACTTGCTGACGACCTTAATCCTTATAATTTCCGTAAACGAGATTAAGGCAGAAACCTGTACAACTAACGCTCTAGGTGACCGTACCTGTACCACATCTACTGCTGGTACGACCACAGGTAATGTCTTAACAAACTCAACTTTCGGAACATCTGATTACAACACAAACGGTTGGACAATTTCAGGTGATGTCGGTCACGGCCACAATAACACATCAGGTACAACTCAATCAGGACAAAATACTTCAGGTGGTGTATTAGCATTTGAAGGCGACCCCAATGGTAGTATTTACCAAGATGTAGATTTAGTTGGTGATGGTAAATTAACACAAGCACAAATCAATGAAGGCTTTACTTCAACAATGTCGTCAGACATTTGGTTTTGGAATAATACAGAAAATACATTTACTCTTAAACAAACTATCACAGCCGGTGATGGTACGGTAACTACACAAACAAGAAATATAAATGACCACGACCCTAATAGGGCAGGTAATGCTGGTCAATGGAATAATTATACAGATAGTTATACTCACAATACAAATACACAAACAGATTTTACAATAAGAGCTGAAGTTTACAATAATACTGCTGGCACAGCTTCTGATGGTGCCCATAGAGGACCAGATGTAGATAATGTTCAGTTATCTATTACAACTGCTGGTGTTGAATCAACAACAATTACACTTTGCACAGAATTAGGTACTTGTACAAGTGTAGGTAATGATGTTGCAGACGCAGTTAATTTAACAACAGAGGATGGCGTAGATTTGTTTGAAGATTTAGATACAAAAGTTGATGACGCAGTTAAAAATTTTGAACAGATTGAAGTTGTATCTATTGATACTACAATGCTTATAGAAGATGACCTTGGTAAAATAGAAGAAGTAAAGTTTGAAGAATTTGTACAAACACAATTTACAGATTTTATAGAAACAAATGATTTAGTACAAGAATTTAATACTGCTCTCGTTGAAGAGAATATAACAGAAGAACAATTTTTTGAAGAAGTAGGTAATATGATGAAGGAGGAACTCAATGTTGCTCCTGAACCTAAAGTAGAAGAACCTAAAATGGAGGAAAATAATGTTGTAGCAACGAAATCTAATTTAGAAGAAGAGACTATCAAAGAGGAACCTAAACAATCAGGTGAACCTAAAATAGAAAACGAACCTAAACAAGAGGAATCAAATGCAAGTAATACAAATTCAAATGAACCAGAACCTAATAACACCGAGACTACTAAAGAAGATGAGACAAGCAGTACGAGTGAACCTGAGGCAAGTGAGTCAACAGAAGAGAAGTCAAATGAATCTTCTGTGGACGAAGATACGAAAGCAGAAGGAGAGACGACGGAGACGGCAAATGAAGAAAGCGTGGATGCAGATGAGACTGGCACAACAAAGGAAACAGATGTTGATAGCGGAAATGAGAAGAATATCGCAAGCAGCATAAGTGCCAAAGTAGAAAAGATTATTAAGAAATTAGAGAATACATTAATGACGGTAGACCAGAAAGTAAAAGCAGTACAATTTATAACACTAAAGGCGATGAGTGATAACGCTCCTGATATGTCTTCATATAAAAATCAGTCCTTTTACTCTTCTGTTCAACTTCCTGATGGAAATGTAGATTTCTTTAATCAACTAAATATAGAACAAACACAAATATATAAAAGTGTAACCTTAGCAAAATATACTGATAACGACCCTTTAACAACTCAACGAATAGAGTTAGATAGAATTAAGACTGAGGAAAACAGATTAAAAATTGAACTAGAACAATTGAGGAAACAACTATGATAAAACAATTAAAAGATAACTTGGCAAGTGTGGCAGCTTTAATCGCAGCCGTAGTTGCTATTGGTGGTGGATTCGTTAAATACGGAGAATTGACTACTAAAATGAACGCATTAGAAGAAAGAAAAGGTGTTAATATTGCACCTCTACAAGAATCTATTAAAGCACTAGAAATTAAAATTACACAATTAGAAGGTAACATACCTGCTGATATTTCTGGTAGTGTACAAAAGAACAAAACTCAAACAAAAGTAAACGAAAAAGAAATTGAAGTACTGAAACTTCAAATACAAGAACTTAAATTAAAAGCAAAAAATCCACTTGCGGGTTAATTGATTTTTAAAGGAAATCGCTATGTCTATAGATAAAAACGGTAACGGTGAAACTAGGGCAACCCTAACTTCACTATCAAAAGAAGTGTACGACAATCGTACAAGTATAGAGGTGTTGAAGTCTGAACTTCAACAGAGCAATATGGTACATAGAAGACTAGACACGGCGATTGACAAGTTAACTAATATCAGTAGTGGTATTAAATCAATGCTTGCTGTACACGAAGAAAAACTAAATCAAGCAGAAAAATTAGATGAAATTATCTTCTCAAAGTTAAAGGACAGACAAGAAGATACTGAAACGAGATATAGACAACTAAAAGATAATATTGATATGACTGAAAAGCGTATTATGAATGAAATAAGGTCTATTAAGAACTCTCTAGGAGAAAAGGTAAATATGCTAGAGAAGTGGAAATACTTAATAATCGGTGGTTCTATTGTAATAGGATTCATTTTAGCAAGAAACTTCCCATTAGTTGTAGAGTTAATGAAAGTATCATAGGTGCTTGACAAATAGCATAAGATATAGTATGATGTGTACTATATTAATTAAAGAGTGCTAAATGTCAAGTTATACAGATTTAAAATTCATCAACGAAATCTCGGCCCGACTAGGTCATTTTAAGAAAAAAGGTGACTATCTATTTAACTTTAGATGTCCACATTGTGGTGATAGTCAAAAGTCCAAACTAAAGTCCAGAGGTTATTTCTACCGTAAGAAAAACGATATGTTTTTCAAATGCCACAATTGTGGTATGGGTCAGAACCTCGCTAACTTTCTAAAACACATAGACCCAAAAGTCTATGAAAAATATCTATTAGAAAGATATAAGTCGGACGCACCAGCGACACCAAAACCAGAGTTTAAGTTTGATTTTAAACCGAAGTTGAAGATAGAGAATGACTATATATCTGAACTTACGGCAATATCAAATTTAGAAGACAAACATCCAGTACGAGAGTATGTGGAGAAGAGAATGATACCTGAAAAGTATTTTGACAAACTTTTCTTATGTCATAAGTTTTACGAGTGGGCACACAAAATCGCACCTCGTAAATACAACACTAGTAAGTATGACCATCCAAGACTAGTGATACCGTTCTATGATACAGACGGTAAAGTATTCGCCTATCAAGGTCGTGCCTTTGGTAAAGAGACACCAAAGTATGTAACCATTAAGTTAGACGAAGACAAAGATAAGATATACGGATTAGAAAGAGTAAACTTTGCACAACACATTTATGTTGTAGAAGGTCCTATTGATAGTTTGTTTATTGATAATAGTATTGCAGCCGGCGGCGCTGATTTGACGCTAGATAGTAAATATAATCCTGAAAAGGTGACATATATATTTGATAACGAACCAAGAAACAAAGAAATAATTAAACGAATGGAAAAGATAATTGAATTAGGTTACAACATTTTTATTTGGCCAGAAGATATACAACTCAAAGATGTTAATGACTTAATTATGACAGGTGTATCTAAAGTACAACTACAAGAGATTATAAGTATCAACACATATTCAAAATTATCAGCGAAACAAGTTTTAACAAATTATAGAAAAGCATAGTAGGAGAAATAGATGACTGAAACACAAATTAATGTTATAAAAAGAAATGGGCGTGGACAAGAGCCTTTGAATATTGACAAGATACACGATATGGTAGAATATGCTTGTGAAGATATAAAAGGAGTTTCATCAAGTCAAGTTGAAATGAATAGTGGTTTACAATTTTACGATAATATTCCTACAGACCAAATACAACAGATTTTAATTAGGTCTGCTTCAGACTTAATCTCATTAGAATATCCAAACTATCAATATGTTGCAAGTAGACTTCTTCTTTATAGTTTAAGAAAAAGTATCAATGGTAAACTATGGGACCATCCTCATTTGTTTGCTCACACAAAGAAGTGTGTAGATTTAGGTGTCTATGACGCAGACATTTTAAAACAATATGAAGAAGGTGACTTTGATAGAATGAATACTATGATTGACCACGATAGAGATTATAGTTTTACCTATGCAGGATTAAGACAAGTTATGGATAAGTATCTTGTACAAGACAGAAGTAGTGGTGCAATCTTTGAGACACCACAATTTATGTATATGATGATTGCGGCTACAATCTTTGCGAAGTATCCTAAAAACAAAAGATTATCATACATTAAAAAGTATTACAATGCTATCTCACAATTTAAGATAAACATTCCTACGCCTGTTATGGCGGGTGTTAGAACCCCTATGAAACAATATGCTAGTTGTGTACTTGTAGATGTCGCAGATAGTCTTCCTAGTATCTTTAGCAGTGATACAGCGATTGGTTATTACACAGCACAAAGAGCAGGTATAGGTATCAATGCAGGTCGTATTAGAGGTATCAATAGTAGAATTAGAGGTGGTGAAGTTGCACATACAGGTGTTGTTCCTTTCTTAAAGAAGTTTGAAGCAACCGTAAAATCTTGTACACAAAACGGTGTAAGAGGTGGTTGTGCTACGGTACACTTTCCTATCTGGCATAAAGAGATAGAAGATATTATTGTTTTAAAGAACAACAAAGGTAGTGAAGATAATAGAGTTAGAAAACTAGATTATTCAATTCAACTATCAAAACTATTTTATGAGAGATTTATTAATGATGAAGAAATGACATTATTCTCTCCACACGAAACGCCAGGTCTTTATGACGCTTTCGGTACACCAGAGTTTGATGAGTTGTACAAGAAGTATGAGAAAGACACAAAGATTTATAGAAAGAAAATAAGTACACAAAAATTGTTTATGGACTTATTAAAAGAAAGAGCAGAAACTGGTCGTATGTACATTATGAATATTGACCACGCAAATTCTCACTCTTCTTTTAAAGACAAAGTTAATATGTCTAATCTATGCCAAGAAATTACATTACCTACAGACCCTATTGAACATATAGATGGTGATGGTGAGATTGCATTATGTATTTTAAGTGCAATTAATGTTGGACTATTAAAGAATTTAGATGAGTTAGAAAGTTTATGCGACTTATCAGTAAGAGCATTAGAAGAGATTATAGACCATCAGAAGTATCCAGTAAGAGCTGCTGAAATCTCTACAAAGGCACGAAGAAGTTTAGGTATTGGTTATATCGGACTTGCACACTATCTAGCGAAGAAAGGTTTTAATTATGACCAAAAGATGGCGTGGAAAGAAGTTGATAAACTAACAGAAAGTTTCCAATACTACCTGTTGAAAGCAAGTAATGAAATTGCAAAAGAAAAAACAAAGTGTGATTACTTTGACAGGACAAAATATTCAGATGGTATCTTACCTATTGATACTTACAAAAAAGAAGTTGATGAGATTGTAAATCGTAAACTCAGCTTTGATTGGGAAGCATTAAGAAAAGATATTATGCAATACGGGCTAAGACACAGCACTCTCTCCGCTCAAATGCCTTCTGAATCATCTAGTGTGGTTTCCAATGCTACAAACGGCATTGAACCACCTAGAGATTATCTATCAGTTAAGAAGAGTAAGAAAGGTACATTGAAACAAGTTGTACCCGACTATGCAAGACTAAAGAATAACTATACTTTATTATGGGATATGAAGAGTAATGAAGGTTATATAAATATCGTTGCAGTAATGCAGAAGTATTTTGACCAAGGTATATCAGGTAACTGGTCATACAATCCAGAACTTTTTGAAGATAACCAAGTCCCTGTATCTACAATGGCACAAGACTTGTTAAATACATATAAGTATGGTTGGAAAACATCTTACTATCAAAACACTTATGACGGTAAGAAAGAAGATGAACCTATGCACCCTATGACTTATGATGAACAAATCGTAGGTAGTGTTAATCTTCAACCAGACCAAAAGAAGAATGTGCTACAAGACACGCAAACAGAAGTTTCAGTTCCTGTCGTAGAAGATGACGGTGAATGTGAAGCTTGTAATATTTAATAATAAGAGGAAATAAAATTGAGCAATACGGTATTCAATAAAGGAAAATCAATAGACTACACTAAACAACCTATGTTTTTTGGTGAGGAACTACAGGTTCAAAGATATGATAATATGAAGTATCCAATCTTTGATAAACTTACACAACAACAATTAGGTTTTTTCTGGAGACCAGAAGAAGTATCTTTGCAGAAAGACAGGTCTGATTGGTCAGCATTAAGACCAGAACAGAAGTTTATCTTTACATCTAATCTAAAATATCAAACTATGTTAGATAGTGTACAAGGTAGAGGTCCGTGTCTTGCGTTTTTACCTTTTGTATCATTACCAGAACTAGAAGGCTGTATCGTAACCTGGGACTTTATGGAGACAATACATAGTAGAAGTTATACATACATTATTAAGAATTTGTATTCAGACCCAGCAGAAATATTTGATACTATTATAACAGATGAAAAGATTGAACGAAGAAGTAAATCAGTAACCAATGCCTATGATGACTTTATCCATACAGGTATGAAACATCAATTAGGTAATAAAGTTGATGAGTACGATTTAAAAGAAAAACTATGGAGAACACTTGTAACCGTAAACATATTAGAAGGTTTAAGATTTTATGTTTCTTTTGCTTGTAGTTTTGCATTTGGTGAATTAAAACTTATGGAAGGTAGTGCAAAGATTATCTCTTTTATTGCTAGAGACGAATCACAACACCTTGCCGTATCACAAAGAATTATTAATAACTATCGTGGTCCTGAAAACGATAAGGTTATGAATAAGGTTATAAAAAATAATGAAAAGTTTGTTGAACAAATGTACAAAGACGCAGTAGAAGAAGAGAAGCGTTGGGCAACATATCTATTCTCAAAAGGTTCTATGGTAGGACTTTCTGAAAAGTTATTACACAATTATGTAGAATGGACAGCAAACAAAAGAATGAAAGCAATTGGTATTAAACCAATCTATGAACAAGGTAATGCTAATCCTTTACCGTGGACTGAACATTGGTTTAACAGCAGAAGTTTACAAAACGCACCACAAGAGACAGAAATAGAAAGTTATGTTATCGGTGGTATCAAACAAGATGTTGAAAAAGACCAGTTTAAGAAATTTAAATTATAATGGAAAAATCAAAATACGAATGTCCTCATTGCGAAGAGGAGTTTACAATATCGTGGAAAAATGACGAACTGGAACCAATAACTTGTCCGTTTTGTGGAGGCTCAATAGACGAACCTGAAGAAGATGTTTTAACAGAGGATACCACAGATGACGAAGATACTTGGAATTGATTACTCATTAACTTGTCCTGCTGTATGTGTTGTTGATGAACGACCATTAGTAGACAACCCATTAGAGAATTGTAAGTTTTACTACTTAACAACCGTTAAGAAATACGAAGGTGTATTTTTAGATGGTAAGATAATAGGACATCTTATGCCTAAATGGAATAATGAACAAGAACGACACGATAAAATTAGTGAATGGGTATTCAATAATTGTATAGGACACACAATAAATCCTAGAGTGTTTATAGAAGATTACTCATTTGGTAGTAAAGGAAGAGTATTCAATCTAGCAGAAAATTGTGGTTTATTAAAACATAAGTTATATAAGAAAGGTATCAAGTTTGATACCGTAGTACCTAGTGTAGTAAAGAAACTTGCCACAGGTAAAGGAAACGCAGACAAAGAGAAAATGTACGATAAGTTTTACGAGGAAACAGGTGTAAATCTTATGGAACATTTAGACCAACAAACTCTCAAAAATCCTGTTACCGACATAGTAGATAGTTATTTTATATTGAGGGGTGGCTATGACCAATATATGGACAAAAATCAGAAATAAAGAACGATGGATAGGACTTGCAATTGCAGTTTCTTCCGTATTCATCTTATCAGAAGCAAATATAGACACACAATGGATAGGTTGGTTATTATCAATCGTAGCGTGTATAATGTGGGTCTATTGGGGATATAAAGATAAAGATTATCCTAGAGCATTGATGGAATTGATGTATTTACTACTATCAATGAGAGCAATGTACAACTGGCTTATCTAAAAGTCAGTAAAATCAACAAAAAAACTTCAAAAATAACCAAAATAGTGCTTGACATACTGCTAAAAGTATGGTATTATGTATATATGATGAAAAAACACACTATACAAAACACACTTAAATGGTTAGGAACCTTCATTTTGATACTTGGAACAGGTATTAATTCACTTGGAATATACCCCTTAGGCCCTCTAGTAATGGTGCTAGGAGGGTTAATCTGGTGTATCGTAGGTATCTTATGGAAAGAACTATCCTTAATAATCACAAATTTGACACTTTCTATCGTTTCAATCGTTGGAATATGTTATAAATTAGGGTATTTATTTTAATAATATGCTCGTTTTTTGCTTGACAATGATTGCGAAATGATGTATTATATGAGTATGAATAAGACAAAAGAACAATTAAATAACAAAGGAGACACACACTATGAGTAAAGTAATGAACTATTATTGGGACGAAGCTGAAAAAGCAGTTGATAAGATTATTGAGAAATTGAAAGATGGTCAGATTGACTATGATACTTGCAAGTCTGAAATCTTAAAGACAGACAATATTGACCTGTGTTCAATTGATGAATACAATGTTGATGAAGTAATAACTTCGGAGACTGCTTAATGACAGAATTATCAGATAAAGCAATGTCAGATATTGACAAATATAATAAGTTGAGAGAAGAAGAGTTAATCATAAAAAACAAACAAACAAGAAATAAGTTTGAGAGAAAACTAGACGAATACAATCACACTATGGAATTTATTAGAACTATAGTGCCAGTTGCAATTTTAGTTTTACAAGTAGTAATCTTGGTGAGGTTGACTTAATGATTACTAGTTTTTTTATAATGATGTTTACAATGATGACTATAATAATACTATTGAGAAAGGTACTATCATAATGACAAAAGGTTCTAGTTTAAATTTAGTTTACGGTATTGAATACTATGATGAAGAAGATATGGAATACTTCTACATCTATCACACTATCTTTAGAAATGTTCCTTTAAGTCAGTTGAACAGACTAAACAACAAAGAATTTCAAAAAAGAATTAAAACCTATTGCGATAAGCATTATACAGAAAGTGCTATAAACGCTACAGGTAGCAGTAAAGTTGAAATGATACACGGCGACAAGTATTATGAAACTTACGAAGATGTATTTGGTGAAGATGTTGCCATTACAAGAGACAACGCTCTATTTAACGATTATGGTCAACTATGGAATGGTAGACAATTCTTTAAATATGATTTTGCACCAAAGTTAACACAACAATATGAACATAAACATTTGAATAAACTAGTAGGAGGATATAAGAATGATAATTAATGTAGGAGATACTATCAAAGGTAATCACGGAAGAATAGGCGAGATAATTAATATCGGTATCGCAACAGAAAAAACTGATATTGCAGCTGAGAACGATACAAGTTTGAATGCTCAAACATATGACACCGAGTTAAACTATACAGGTGCTGTTACCTATTCAGGAGAGACAGGAACACACTGGTGTTATTTTAGTCAGATTGAAGACAACCTGACCGAGAAAGAAAAAAGTGATATAGATATTAGTATCAATTTAGAAAACGATAGCAAAGAGGGTAAGTAGAAAAAATGATTGATGTAATGACGGTCATTGAAGAACTAAAAGAAATCAAAGACCAACTTCAAAGTGGCAATGTACCAATGGCCATTAAGAAGGTTGATGAAGGTATTGCATATAGAGAAAAAGAAGTCGCAGACTTTGAAGCTGAATATGCACCAAAAGACACTAACAAAATGCCATTAGGAGATTTAGCAAATGATCCTTTTGACGATATAAGATAAGGAGACAATATGCAAGACGCTATGTTTACAATTATATTACTTTCTATTGTAGGAGGCGGTATGGTTTATATGCTCATTGAGTTATCATCTTGTAGAAAGATATGTAAGAACTTAATGAACAATATTAAGAGTTATATTAAGAAATCTGAAAAGAATAGTCAGATGGAATTACCT